GAACTACTCACCACCGAGGCCAATAACCTGCAAGTGCGCGCCACCTTGATGACGGATCCCGTCGAAGGCGGCGAGCTGATCGCGAAACGGGATGAACTGGTAGCCGCTGCCGAAGTGCTGCGCATCCATCATGAAGCCACCAACAACTCTGTATCTCCCCAGGCGGTTATTGCCAAGGCCAAGGAGAACGCAAAGCGCTGCCAGGCATTCATCAATATCAAAGATGCCCCAGGCGGCACGATCGATATGGATATCCAGTTTTTCCCCGAAGTGAATAACGCATCGCCGGCGCACCAGACGGTACTGCGGTTCATGGAATCCGTAGACAAGGCGCAGTTGCGACCAGCTGCTGCCAATGACGAATCATGAACGAGGGCTCTTGACGAGAAGACTTGAAAACCTTGCGCTTGCGCTATGGGATGACACCTACCTAGAGGAACTGCAACACCTCTGGAAAGAGGGACGTTTCACTAAAAAAAGAATTCTGGGCCCCAAGTTTGATAAACGCGGGGAACTGATAAGTCAGATAGATGGGCACTGGCAAACTGCATGTGATGTGGCAAAAAAGGCGGCTGAAATGGGCTTGCCGATATCGTACAAATCGGCGGTGAAGTTGCTGAAGTCAATGGCGGATGCCGGTGAAATTGAACTACACGTAGAGGAATGGGTAGACGAGCGGTTCAGGAAGCGGAGACGGTTTCTGTACCGCAAGGTAAACAGGGTTGCTTCAGTGTTATTGCTGCAGCAGGTATTCGGGCACAAGGTGCCCGACATCCCATGCACAGCGATGAACATACGGAGACACACATTGAAAGGTTGAGGATGAATTACGGCGGTTGGGCTCCGGTACTGCTCCATATCCAAATACGTTAGCCGCGTAGCTTAACCGCGGCCGGAATCCCCTGATGTTGGTATCCGCACAGTGACTGACAGTTATATCAACACTGGAGGGGCAATCGCGGAGCCTGTAATTACGAAAGCGACAATTCCGGCAAAGGCTTTAAGGAGAAGAAGATGAATAACCCAAGATTGATGCTCGCAGCTGTACTTGCCATGGCCTTCTCAACGAACGCTCCGGCGCTGACAGTGGAAGAGCGCCCACCATACAACCCACCCAAGAAGGCACAGCACAGCAGCATGCCGATGATCAACAATCCGGCGCGCCATGGTCGTCCCATGAACCGGGCGCAGCGTAGGGCTAAGCGATGAGGGGCAAGATAGGTTTAGGCGTTGCTGTGGCAATCGACATGGCTATGGCAATGCCTACAAAGAGTGAAGAGTCCAGCGACGTATGGTTCCCACCATTGCAGACGTTGCTCGACCGTCAGAAGCACAACATCAGGAAGCCGGAACGTCACGCACGTCGAGCAGTACGTGCTGAGCGCAAACGCCGGCAGCGCGGAAGGATGGCACGGTGATTGAACAGATCATCATAGCTATATGTGGCGTATCAAGCGTATGGCTTAGCCAAGATACCCGCCCATGGTTGAGTAAGTGGGCGTGCATTCTCGGCATGCTGGCGCAACCGTTCTGGATGATAGCTGCATGGAAGGCTGAGCAGTGGGGCATATTCGCGCTGAGCTTCGTGTATGCCTTTGGTTGGGGGCGTGGTATCCGGGCATATTGGATAGCTCCATGGCTGGCCAAAAGAGCTGCAACTGAATACGGTGTGCCATGATCAACCTCACTCCAAAACAACAACTCTTTGTTGAAGAATACCTGGTCGACTTGAATGCGACTCAGGCTGCGATTCGTGCTGGTTATTCAGAGAAGACTGCAAACGAGCAGGGCGCCAGATTGTTAGCAAATGTTAGTGTTCAGGCGGCGATTAAGATTGCGATGGATAAGAGATCGGAACGGACACACATAACCCAAGACCGTGTGTTGGATGAGCTGGCCAAGCTGGCATTCTTCGATATCCGCAAGTTGTATGACGATAAAGGCAACTTAATTCCGATAACTCAGCTGGACGACGCTACTGCTGCTGCTATTGCCGGGATTGATGTGGTGGAAATGGCCGGCGGGATGGAGATTGGCGGGGATGCAGCAGTGAAGCACGTCGCTATGTATACCAAAAAAGTAAAGCTGGTAGATAAACGTGCTGCGCTGGTTGATATTGGCAAGCATATCGGCATGTTCATCGACCGCAAGGAAGTGGGCAAACCCGGAGACTTTGAGAACCTGAGTGATGATGAACTTGAACGCAGAACCGAAGCCGCCTTACAAGCACTCGGACATACGGACGCTGCAATTAGAACTGCTAAGACTGCACCAGGAAAAACAGCGAAGAAGTAGCCGTAGAAAGCTCTTCACCTACTATCCTGATGACGGGCCTTACAGGCGCGAGCTCTATCCGAAGCACATGGAGTTTTTCAAGGCCGGTGACGAATACCGCGAGCGCTGCTTTATGGCGGCGAATCGTATTGGCAAGACTGAAGGCGCCGGTGGGTATGAAACTGCCCTGCATTTGACTGGCCTGTACCCGGAATGGTGGGAAGGTGCCATGTTTGATGCGCCGGTCAACTTCTGGGCTGCGGGTAAGACGAACGAGACGACGCGCGACATTGTTCAGTACAAACTTTTTGGAAAAGTGCGGGGCAGCGGGCATACCAAACGAGTTGAAGGTACCGGATTGATACCTGGTGATCTTATCGGAGACATCACTTGGAAGCAGGGCGTCGCTGACCTGATCGATACAGTAGAGATTAAACACAACAACGGTGGCTGGTCCGTGCTCGGACTCAAAAGCTATCAGCAAGGGCGCGGTGGTTTTGAAGGAACAGAGAAAGATGGCATCTGGCTTGATGAGGAACCGCCCATGGACATCTATGGCGAATGCTTAATGCGGACGGCAACGACGAACGGGCTCATTTACATGACATTCACGCCGCTGGACGGGATGACTGAAACCGTGATGCAGTTCATACCGAAAGGCATGAAGCTCAAATAATGCCGCAAGTCAGCGAATCTAAATACCTGGTGATGGCTGGTTGGAATGATGTGCCTCACTTGGACGAGAGAACGAAGAGGGAACTATTGGACTCCACACCATCGCACATGCGCGAAGCGCGCTCACGCGGCATCCCGGTATTGGGTTCTGGCCGCATATTCCCCATTGATGAAGACACCATTAAAGAACCAATCATCCAGATACCGGAACATTGGGCCAGGTTGGCAGCGATCGACTTCGGATGGGATCACCCGACTGCCGGCGCATGGGGTGCTTGGGACCGCGACAGCGATGTGGTGCATATCTATGACGCTTACAAGCTGAGCGAGGCTACACCTATCATTCATGCTGCGACATTCAAGGCCAAAGGTGACTGGATCCCGGTGGCATGGCCGCATGATGGATTGCAACATGACAAGGGCTCTGGTGTTGCGCTGGCTGATCAGTATAGAAAACTAGGCGTCAACATGCTGAAGCATCAGGCGACACATCCTCCAGGACCTGGACAGGAAGAAGGACAGGGCGGCAATGGTGTAGAGGCCGGTATCATGGAAATGCTGAACCGTATGCAAACCGGCCGCTTGAAGGTTGCCGCACATCTGGAAGTGTTTTTTGAGGAATTCCGGCTGTACCATCGCAAGGACGGCAAGATAGTCAAGGAATTCGATGACGTGATAAGTGCCGTGCGCTACCTGATCATGATGCTGCGCTTTGCCAGGGTGAAGCCGGTCAAGAAGATAGCAGGACACTCAACATTCAGACCGCTCGATGCGGAGATAGGGCTTTGATACAGATGGGCTCACGTAATGTGAAGCCTCGATCAAGTCAGAATTTGGCAATTTATTCAGTTCCGGCTGAATTCTTTCTGGTCTGATTCAATACGAGACTTCAGCCCGGCTTCGTGCCGGGCTTCTTTTCACACATGCATCTGCGGATGCAGAAAGGTAAAGCATGAAAATCGAATACAAAGTGCGCCCTGTGACTCGCTATGTTGTGACGCGGTATGAAGAAACGGAAGGTGCTGGCAATTCCGGATGCGCAGGTAAAGGAGAATTCGCTAACGGTGAGGTGGCCTATCAAGTGGCCTACGCTCTGGCCAAAGAAGAGCACCAGCGCCTGGGATTCCCGCCGGGCGATATGCGGATTATCTATCCAGAGGTTCCAGAAGGCGTATCGGTCCCGCCACAAGGAACATACACCAATAGCCTGTAGCCATCAGTCTGTATATCAAATACAGCCTCGCTAAATGCGGGGCTTTTTCTTTTGTACAGGTGGGGATGGGTATTTTGATGGCTATTTCATCCATCACGGAGAACGGCCATGGCCACTTGTGTAGTGATTTGCCTGACTGATGACGGCCAGATGCTGGTCGGTGAGATTGACGAAAGTACGGTCAACCCCGACGAACTGGAGCCAGTCGACACCTTTGAAGCTGCAGCATCAGCTGCCGAAACCCTATTGCTCGGTGAAGAGCCGCCTGCAGATGTTGAGGAAGAGGCTTTTGTCAGCGCTGCAGAAGCACCGGACAGGGAGTATTGATCATGGCACTTGTCTTTGCACGTTCCATGCTCCCGCCAGGCGATGGCACTGCTGTCATGGCGTCCTGGGACAACCTGGACGAATCTGATACCGGTCCGGCCGCAATGGAAGTAACGGAATACGACTCAGCGGTAGTTCAGGTCATTGGCACATTCAACGGTGGAACGGTTGTCCTTCAGGGTAGTAATGATGGTGTCAATTGGGCTACGGTTCAGGACATCGCTGGCGATGCAATCTCACTTACCGCCGCCGGGATAAGCAGCCTGCGCGACCTTCCGAGGTATTTGCGTCCGCTGGTATCTGCAGGCACCGGTTTAGATATAGATGTATTCCTGAAGCTGAAGAGAATCAGCAGCAAGCGGACCTGATATGCAGGAACAGGAACTTTCACAACCTGGCACTGAGCTATCAGAAGAAGAGCGCGCCAAGGCTGAGCGCGAGCAGCAGCTTGCCAAGATTGCTTCGCTCGCCGGCGTGCTGGTCAAGAGTCGTGATCTCGCCATTGAAGCCAGGCAGACATCCGGCATTGAGGAAGACTGGCTTGAGGATGAGGAATTCTACGAGGGCATTGATGATGCCAATCGTGATCTGGTCCGTAACCGTGCCAAGCCGCAGTCGCCAGATGGTGGTTCAGACCGGCTCATCAACAAGCAGGATGTGCGGTCCCGCGTATTCCTGAATATCACCCGCCCTTATGTCGATGCCGCTGCCGCCAAGGTGGCCGACATGCTGTTACCTACGGATGATCAGAATTGGGGTATCGAGCCAACTCCTATCCCAACGCTGGTCAAGAAAAAGGACGATCAGACGCCTGTAGTGGACCCGGTTTCCATGAATCCGATGATGGTGCAGGGTGTTGGCCCGGACGGGCAGCCCATGATGGACCCGGAAACGAACCAGCCCATCATGCGGCAGAAGACGGTAGCCGATCAGGTCAAGGAAGTTCTGGATCAGGCCAAGCAGGCGGCAAAAGATGCGGAGACCCGTATCGATGACTGGCTATCAGAATCCAATTACAACAATGAAACGCGGAAGTGCATCGAATTCACTGCGCGTTTAGGCACCGGCATCATGAAGGGGCCGTATCCGGTCGAGCGTAAACGCAGTGCTATCAATCGTGACGGTGGCCTGATCACGATGGTCAACGAGTCATACCTGGGGCCGGAGTCCCGCGCCATCAGTCCATGGAATATCTACCCGGACCCTAACTGTGGCAACAACATCCACAACGGAACGCATATCTGGGAGAAGGACAAGATCACCGCACGCCAGCTCAACGAGCTGATGAATGACGAAACCTACATTGCTGAGAACATCCAGCAATGTCTGCGCGAAGGTCCGCAGAAGAAGTATGTCGCTGACAACGCACCAGATGCACAGATCAATCTGGACGAGAAAGACCTGTTCGATATCTGGTTCTGGCACGGATTCCTTGGCCGCGAAGAAATGGAAGCCATGGGCTGCGAGTGTGACGAGTTCGATCTTGTCCCGGCCATTGTCACATTGGTTAATGACGTGCCCATCAAGGCAGTGCCAAACCCAAGCGAAAGCGGTGATTTCCCCTATGACGTGATGACCTGGCAGGCCCGCGATGATTATTGGGCAGGTATTGGTGTTGCTCGCCAGATTAGGACGCCACAGCGCATGCTGAACGGTGCGATTCGCCAGGTGATGGACAATGCTGGACTGTCCGCTGGTCCGCAGCTCGTCATCAGGAAGGGTGTTGTCGAGCCTGAGAATGGCCAGTGGAAACTGGAGCCGCGCAAGATTTGGGTGATGCAGGAAGAGTCCGAGGGCAAGGTGCAGGATGCCTTTGCCGCCATCAATATCCAGAGCCTGCAGGCCGAGCTCATGGGTATCGTGCAGTTCTCAATCAAGATGGCCGAGGATGTCACCGGCCTGCCTATGTTGTTGCAGGGACAACAGGGCAAGGCACCAGAGACAGTTGGCGGCATGCAGATGCTGAACAACAACGCATCGACCGTGCTGCGCCGTATTGCCCGCACCTTCGATGACTCCATTACCGAACCGCATATTCGCCGGTACTACGAATGGTTGCTGCTGGATCCTGACGTGCCATCGCACGAGAAGGGCGACTTCAAGATTGTGGCGCGTGGTTCGTCGGCCCTGGTGGAGCGCGACATCGAGAATCAGGCCATTGCGGAAATGGGGGCCATCGTCACCAACCCGGTATTCGGTATCAACCCGAAGAAATGGTTTGCGGAACACTGCAAGTCTCGCCGCCTTGATCCCAACACATTCCAGTACACCGAGGAAGAGCAGGCCAAGATCGATGAAAGCATGGCGCAGCAGAAGGACCCCGCCGTGATGGTAGCCGAGCTGCGCTACAAGGAAACCATGGAGAAAGTAAATCTCGAACTGCAGGACAAGCAGGCTGAGCGTGAATTCAAGCTGCAGCTGGCACACATCGAAGAGAACATTGCCATGATCCGCCTGGCTGAAGAAAAGAACATGAGCATCAGCAAGATCAAAGCCGAGCTGGCCAGAACAGCGATGACGGAGAAGAACAAGCGCGACCTGCAAACTCAGGAGATTGCTGTCAAGAAGACTCAGGGGAGCGGGATTTGAACACGTGGGGTAGCGTAATTTACGCCGCATGATGTTTCAGCTGGAACCACACGAACGGGAAAACGCGCTTTGGAAAAAGCTCAAGGGGCAAATGGAAGATCGATTGGATGCGGAGCGCAAGAAGAATGACGCGAACCGTGACCCAATCGAAACCGCAAACATTCGTGGGCGCATAGCTGTACTGAAATATTTTTTGGCCCTGGATAAAGATCCGGGACCGGGCAGTAACTCGGGCGATGAGAAATCACCACTCGACTGGTAAGGAGAAATGAATGACTGAGCAAGTTCAGGAAGTTCAGCAGGACGAAGAGCAGGACCAGGAAGAACAACTATCACAGGCTGAAGCGGAAGAATCCGCGGCATTTGCAGCTAGCTTTGGAGAAGTGCGAGGCGACGAGCCCCATGCTGATCAAGGCGATGATGCAGAACAGTCTGCAGCTGGCGCTGAGGCAGCAGAACAGGAAGGCGATTCGCAAGAAGAGCAGGCCGGGGAAGCGCAGCAGCAAGAGCCGGAACAGATAGTGTTCGCAGGGTTAACCGAATCGCAGCTAGCTGAGAAGCTGGCCAAGATCGATGTCATTGAGCAGATGTCTTCAGCCGAAACAGCAAAGCTGCACGGCAAGATCGGTGAGCTCAACGGCACCCTGAAGGAACTGCAACGGAACGGGAATAACCGCGCGGCCATGAAGGTTGCGAAGGACCAGTTCAAGCGTCTGAGTGAAGATTACCCTGAAATTGCCGAAATGTTGGCCGAGGATTTGAGCGGTCTTGACTTTGCCGGCGGTGGTGGTGGCTTATCTGAAGATGTTGTCGAGCAGCGTGTTACTGAGCGCGTCTCGGAGGTC